CAATAACCTTGGCAATCTCGCTGTCTTCATCGCTACCGTTAGGGTCGTACCAAGAATTGGACTCCATCCAACTCTTCGCATGCCGCAACATTCTGGGGTCAGCTTGAGGCTCCGACTCAGTTTTTGAAGCCCGCTCTTTCAGAGCCCTCATTGCCTCGTACTTGCGTCGAGCCTCTTCAAAACTGTTGCTGGCCTGCGTGTAAGCATCGCCATTTGAGTTGTTGATGGCCTCACGGCGCTTGGCGTCGAAATACTTCAGGCGCAACTCTTCGTCTTCAATCGCCTTGTCAAGGCGAGACAACTCAAACTGTTGGCTCTTCTTCTCAACATCGGCTAGACGCTTGCGGAACTCTTCGTTCTCACGCTGAAGCAAGACCAATCGCTGGTCTTTCTCTTCGTTGGTGCGCTTGATGTATTCCTTCTTAGCCTTACGGCGATTCCTGCGGGCTTCTCGCACCGCATCGGTATCACCGGGCTGGTCAGCATCCCCGTCGTCCTGTGCTTGAATCGGCTCGTCAGAAGAATCTTCAGGAACAAGCTCATCAGGCAGTTCTACCGTTACTGAGCCATCTTTTTCTTCAGTAACGGGGATGTCTTCTACTTTGTCTTTATCTGTGCTCATGAGTACCTCACACAAATGCCTTCATTGCCAAGGGATCACCAGTGATCTGCGCGATCACTTCGTGGTCATTGAGAACCATGAAGAGCGCAGGGTCTTCAAAGTCATCGTCACCCGGCACCCGGACCTCCCAACGATCTCCGCCCCATTTAGGCACGCGGATGAAATCACCTGGGGAGCACCATGACCCCTCGGGCCAAGACTGCATAGTGTCTCGATGCTTGAATGCCAGTGGGCCAATCGCAATGACCTTGCCCACCATGTTCTGGTGCTTCTCAGCTTCCTTGGTTTCTTCCACCAAGATAATCCCGGCACTTGTTGCCTTCTTTTTGGTACGGCGCAACTGCACAAGAATACGCCCACCTAGAGGTTTTGCACCGGGGTCCACGCTCGGAAATGCCCAAGCCATCTCAGCCGCGTTAGCAGCTTCCGGTTGATTACTCATCGTCTTCCTTCATCAAGTTTTCTAATATGTCCAGGGCTTCTTTGAGCCCCGAGTAGTGCCCGACCATGCGTTGATAAGACTCCCAGTTAGCAGCATTGCCAACCGCAAGAGATCCAGCAATCTCAGATTGCCGTGCCTTTATCCCGCCGATCAGGTCCGATATCGTTGCCACTTACTTCTTTTTGGCTGCTTGCGTCAGTGCTCCTTGCTTGGGTTTGTCGTTGCCTTGCATGGATTGCCCGGTAACCGGGGCACCCATCGCCATGCGCTTGTGCTGGGGCACAAGAACGCTCTTCTGCTCTTGATCACTCTTCATGCTCTACTCCTTGTGAAACTTGTTGCAAGATTGCATTGGCCGCTTTCTTTGCGTCCCAATACCGTTTCGTGGCGGCGGACAATTTTGCCTTGGTCTCCTCAGAGGTCCTAGGCTTCACCACCTTTTTTTGCGCCTCACTCATCCGCTGGCGCACCTCCTCCGAATAACGTCTTTTGCCAGACGCTTCACCAATCTTCCTCTTTGTCTCTTCAGACACAACAAATCCGCTAATTCCTTGACCCCCATCCGTCAAGTTGTACCCATTTGGAAACTTTGTCCCTTTTGCAGCAATGAACTCCTTTTCAAGCTCTTTTGCATGCTCAAAGTTAAAGACATCCATCAAGTGCGTAAATACGAAGTTATCAACTCCATATAGACGAATAGCTTCTTGAATAGCAGATCCTGCTGACTTGGCTTTTCTGTGGCGATACCAACGCATTTTTAGATGTCGCGTCATGCCAACATACTGTTTGCCGTTAACAGTATTGGTGACTATGTAAACGGAATACCGCTCACTGGTAGCCATACTGGTTTCCTTTTGTTGAAAAGTCCATGACGGTCTTGTCTTGGTCGTGTCTCAACCTAGCCGCATCCCGCGTCAAACGGGCCGTCTCGATGCGCTCCTTCATCTGCTGATCACCTTGAGCGATGGCCAGCTTCAGTTGGAGTTCTTCCATAGCCAGAGCCTGCTCATCCTGCAGCTTCTTCATCTGCATCTGGATGTCAACCTCCAACTCTTGTCCCTTCAGTTGCATCTCTGCCTGATCGCGGGCCTTACGGCGCTCCGTCTCAGCCATAGAGGTCTGCAACAACACCTGTCCATCCGGCGTCAATTCAGGCTTCGGCTTGAACTGCTGCATCGTCTGAACCATCTGCTGGATCACCGGCATGATGCCCGCAAGCGTCTGCTCCGTATCCATGACCACATGCTGCGCTGCAACACCAATGATCTTGTCGATAGGCTTCGGATCAGCCAGCAGTGCGTACTCTTCAGGCTTCTCACCCAGAGACTTCTGCACATAGCCGTTCATGCGGTTCAAATACCACAAGGCCAAGTGCTGCTTGATGTGCTCCATCGCCTTTGGGATGTAGTTCGGAGCAATCAGAGGGCTCCCACCAAACACCGGGTCTTTGGCGTAGTCCAAGTGCGCCTGAATGTGCCCCAGGTGATCCTGTTCCGGGTACGCATAGGCAGTCTGACCAATAGTCATCGCTACGTTCTCGTTTGCAGCGTCTTGCTTCTCAGGAGCAGGCGTATCAGGCATCAACTCATTGATCTGAGGCACCTTGATCTGCTTCAAGAACCGCATGACCACCGCTTTGCGGTTAAACAGGTCAGGATTCTTCTCCATGATGGTCATGACCGCTTGGGTCTGAGCCATCCGCTGGGTTTCAGAGAAGATATGCGGGTCAGAAACAGGAATGACGTCAGTAGAACGAGCAAAGTCGTCCCGCTTGATGTCCAAATCCTCTACAACCTCGCCGCGGCGCATGTCCTCCAGATACCAGCGGTTGATACGCTGCAAAATCTTGAGAACTCGGCCCTGAGACTTGTGCAAACGGGCGTGAATGCTTGAGAAAACCGCTGCACCCTGCTCAATCAGGGCCTGCGTCGTACCAACAGGTGCATTTGCGTTGACATCGGCGATCTTTTCTTCCGATGTCGTCACTACACCCTTGGCAGCACTCGTCAACCAGCCCAGAAGCTCGAACAAGACCGGGCTTGGCGGGTTAAAGGGCATCGGCATTGCCAGCTTGCGCACATCATCCACGCCTGGGGCCGCTTCAATCTCTGCGACCTGGGTAACTTCGACCTGCTGAGACTGACCCGACACCTTAGCTCCCTTGAGCTTCAGGAGCGTTGCAGCGTTGTTGATGTGGGCAGAGTCCAGCAAGGCCCGCAAAGCGCCTGTAGCGGCCGCTGAGAGGCCTCCAATGAGGTGCGGCAGGCCAACAGCATAGGCTCCACGCCACGGGATGAACTTGAACTCGACAATCCAGTCGAGCTTCGTCATCGTGTCGTCGCCCTCTTCCCAATTCCGGTACAGACCAACGACTTCTGAGTCCAAGTCATCGATCATCAGGATGTAAGGAGCCGACTCACCCTTAGTAATCGGGTCGTCTTCCAGTTCCAGCCATGTGTAGATGTGATACACGCGGCGGATACCGTCTTCGTTGTCGTTCTCTGACTTGCCTTCGATCTTGTTCGTGGCCTTCTGAGCGCCAGTCGGCTCAGGATCCATCGTTGCCCGGATGAAACTGACGTCTCGGTACATGCCCGAGTCAATCCGGCGCTTGAACTCGTAGTCGGAGATGTCGTCAACCTCCGTTACACGCTGGGCAGTGTAGAAACTGCCCGCGGCAAACGGCAGAAGTACGTTGTCAATCGGCAAAAACTGAGCACAAGGACGCTTCTTCTTGTCGTCGTACCAGAGTTTCAGGTATTGCGAACCACCGAGAGGCAACTGAGTGAGCATCTGCTCTTGCTCATCAGCGAATTCTTCGACCTGATCGGTCAACTGCCAGTTCATGAAGTCACGTTTGCGCTCGGCAATCGCAACTTTCTCCTCGTCCACATCACCCAGAATCTGAGTACGGGTCGGGCCATCAGGCGGAAACAGTTCTTTGAACGCCCGAGCAGCAAAATCCACGCAGGCTTCGGCCATCACGGGGTGGACAACCTTGGATGCCCCGTTGAAATTAGCCCCACCGGGGGCGTCATTACCCAATCCCGTACGGCGGATACCCTCTTCGTACTGCTTGTCCCGCTGCTTTCGAGCCTCTTTGTCCTTCTCAACCAGTTGGATGTAGCGCAAGGCCATCGAACCCAGGTCAAGAGAATCAATTACATCGCCATCAGCTAGGTTCTGATAGAAGTCTTCATCCTCCATCGGACCTTTGCCTTCCATCCGGACAATTGCAGAGCCATCAGGAAGCTCCTCAATCTCGGACTCATCAAGGTCTAGTTCAACCTCAACAGGCTCATCCGGCGTCTCTTCCTGTTCGCCCCCCACAAAGCGGTTGAACTCGGGATCAATCGGG